CGCGATGTATGGCTTATGGAGACAACTATTTGACTGTGGGGGATATGGTAGAATTAAATCTACCTGATCTGTCAGGCTCTACAGAAAAGAAATCTCCCGATAAACGGTATTCTGGAAAATATATGATTACAAAGCTACGTCATATCATAACCCAGGAAGATAAAAAATTTAAACATAATGTGACTTTTGATTGTAATAAGATAGGATTTAACGGATGACAACAAGACACATAGGAGAAGAAGGGTTTCGGTGGTTTGTTGGAGTTGTGGAAGACCGCGAGGACCCTTTAAAACTTGGTAGATTGCGTGTACGCATATACAATGTACATTCTCAAAAACAAAGTCGGGTTGAAACATCAAGTTTACCTTTTGCTACTGTAATGAGCCCTGTAACAGGAGCTAATCATAATAAAGTTGGCCAAGCTCCTGTAGGAATACAAGTTGGTACTACCGTGATTGGTTTTTTCATGGACGGCGAGGATGGAAACAATCCCGTAATTATGGGAGCGCTTGCTGGTATACCAGGAATTAATGTAGATAACCACGATGTTCCTCCAGAAGCTCGCGAAATTAATTTAGTTAATAAAGAACAGTTAGGTCCGGAACCTGGTTCTGCATATCGTGCTAAATACCCTTATAACAAAGTGTTGCGTACTGAAAGCGGCCATGTTATAGAAGTTGATGATACTCCCAATTTCGAACGTATACACATTTACCACAAATCTGGAACTTATGTAGAAATAGATGAAAACGGACAATACGTATCTAAAGCAGTTGGCAACCGATATCAAATAACTGCTAAAGATGATGTAGTTTATGTCCAAGGTAACGTTAGTGTTAATATTAAAGGAAATGCTAACATTAATGTTGAGGGCAGCACAGTATTAAAAACACCTCAAGCCACTGTTGATGGAAGAGTTACAGTGACAGGAGATACAATTATAGAAGGTACTCTTCATGTTGCAAATATAACTGCTACTGGAGGAACAGCCTTGTTACAAGGATCATTTAATGTTTCTGGTGGGGTAGAATCACAAACTGTAAATACATTATCAATTACAGCAGCAGAATACAACGGATAATAAATGGCTGTCATAAAAAAAACACGTCGAAACACTCAAACAGCTCTTATAGAGAGGATATATTCCGACCTGACGACTCCCTTTTATATTAATTCTAATACTTTAGATGTAGTAACAGAAATAAATGAAGATGCTGTAAAAGCTTCTATTAAAAATATAATACTTACAGATCGAGGTGAACGTCTTTTTAATCCAATTATGGGTGGGAATATACGAGCGTTGTTATTTGAACAGATGTCGCCCCAGACAGAGAGCTTAGTTAGAGATTATGTGGAAGAAGCTATAAACAATTTCGAACCTCGGGCAAATTTAATCGATGTAATCGTTACTGTATTAGAAGAAGCAAATGCATATGCGGTTACCATTGTTTTTAGTGTAATAAATAAATCAGAACCAGTTACACTAGACCTATTACTTAACAGGACACGCTAATGGCAAATACAAGCGTCAGTTTAGTTGATCTCGACTTCGAGACTATTAAAACTAATTTAAAAAACTATCTCAAACGCTCCGACTCTCCATTCAAAGATGTAGATTTTGAAGGATCCAATGTTAGCCAACTGCTGGATGTATTGTCTTACAATACATATTTAAATTCTTACTATCTTAATATGGTAGGAAGTGAAATGTTTTTAGATACTGCAGCTCTAAGAGACAGTGTAGTATCCCATGCTAAAGAGTTAAACTACGTTCCTCGATCTTTTAGATCAGCTGAAGCTCAAATTTCATTTAATGTGACGCCTTCTATTCCAATGACTGCTTTAATTATTCCCAAAGGAACATCTTTTACAGCCAAAGTTGGTAGCAATAATTATTCTTTCACAACAAACGACTCTACGGTAGTTTCAATTAGCAATAATGTATTTTCAGCTAACCTAACAATATACGAAGGTTCGTATGTTACCGATTCGTTCATATATAATTCTTCCAATACATCACAAAGATTTGTATTGTCCAATTCAACTGTTGATACTAGAAGCATTACTACAATTATTATAGAAGATAATGGCGCTTCCACTTTAATCTATACGAGAGCTTCATCGTTCCTCGGTTTAACAGATACATCTCAATCCTATTTCCTGCAAGCTGCAGAAAATGCTCAATATGAAATTGTATTTGGCGATGATGTAGTTGGCCGCCGACCAAAAAATGGAGCCGTTGTCTCTATAGAGTATAGAGTATCTAATGGCGAATTACCTAATGGGGCTCGAACATTTGACGTAGATGGTTCAATTTCTGGCCAGGCCAATATTAGTAGCATTACAACAATAACTCCAGCAGCTGGCGGCGCCGTAAACGAAACAATCGAGTCTATTAAATTCAATGCTCCTAGACATTATCAAAATCAAGAACGGGCAATAACTGCATCAGATTTTGAAACTCTTTTATTAGCAAACTTTCCAGAAATTCAAGCTGTAGCTGCATATGGAGGAGAAGATGCCGATCCACCCCAGTATGGAAAAGTGTTTATTGCTGTGGATGACTTCAATATTGATGGAGCTTCTGAAAGCTCCAAAGCAAAATATAATAAGTTTATTAAAGCAAGATCTCCCCTTGCTATCGATCCTGTGTTTATTGATCCTGATTTTATATACGTAGAAGTTCAATGTCTTGTTAGATACAACACTAATTTAACAACACTTCAAACCTCCGACATTTCTACTCTGATCCAAACAACAGTTAGTACTTATAACACAAATAAGCTTAATGGATTTAAAAAGACTTTGAGATATAGTAAATTGTTAGAGGATTTAAATAATTCTCAAGATAGTATTGTGAGTGTGGATTTATATACTGTTCCATATAAAAAATTGTTTGTTGTTCCTGAAGTAGAATATAGTCGTATTATTGACTTTGGTTTTCCGTTGTCGTCTACCTATACAATATCCTATGATGATATTGTAGAAGCAAACATTAAAGCAGTTTATAGTATGAACTTTACATATGCAGGTCGTTTATGTAACATACAAGATGATCGAGCTGGCAAGATAGGAATTTATACAGCCGATGGGGAAGACAAAAATACATTATTAATTAATATAGGTAGCGTAGATTATACTGCCGGTAGAGTGGTGATTGAGTCTCTTACGGTATCAAGCTATACCCACACGGGAGGTCATTTTAATTTATTTGTTAACCCTCTGGAAAAAGATATATCTACAACCAAAAATTATATTTTAACAATACCTGATGATGATATTTTAGTTAATGTTGTAGCTATCCAAGAATGATAAGTCTCGAATCCCAAATTACTCCTTTCATAGAGTCCCAATTTCCTTCTTTTTACCGTGAAGAGGGGCCGGATTTTATTTTGTTTGTAGAAACATATTATGAATGGATGCAATCTTCTGGACAATTAATTAATTATAGTCGAAAGCTGCCTGATTTTCGTGACATAGACAAAACGATTGACAGCTTCCTTACCCACTTCAATCAAAAGTATCTTCTAGATATTCCATATTCTACTACAGCCAACAAACGGCTTTTAGTTAAACATATACAAGATCTATATCGCACTAAAGGAACAGAGCGGGGTGTACAGTTATTGTTCCGTCTTCTTTATGATATAGATGCTGCTCTATATTATCCTGGAGAAAATGTTTTTAAGCTTTCCAATAGTAAATGGAAAACACCACAGTATATTGAAGTATCAACCAATAGCACAAATGTAAGATTTATAAACACAGTTATTGAAGGAACAACTTCCGGAGCCATTGCATATGTAGAGCGTCTTGTAAAAAAACGCGTTAGTGGCAAATTCGTTGATATATTTTATCTAAGTGCTATTACTGGTAATTTTATATATGGAGAGCGAGTGGTAAAAAGTAGCGATCCTATTATAGAAGGTGCACCTCAAATCTTAGGATCTCTATCTGCTTTAACTATTACAAACGGTGGACAAAATTATACAAGAGGGGATATTCTTAATATTATAAGTGGTAGTGGAGAGCAAGGTAAAGTTCTTGTAACGGATGTTAATACGGAAACGGGTCGAGTAACTTTTGAGATCGTAGATGGAGGATTTGGGTATACGGCTAATGCCCAAGTTATTATATCCCAACGTAATTTGGGAATATCCAATGTGGTAAATGCTAACACATCCATTACTTCTTTTGAACGCTTCGAGACTGTTCAACAGCCACTAGCCACATTGGTATATACTTCAACATCTAATTCCGCTCAATGGGTGGGCGGGGCTATCGTAGAAAATTATCATGTTGGTAATGGAGCTGTTTCTGCTAATGCTTTAATTCTATCTAACGCAATTACAAACACAAGTGCAGGAACATTAACATTACTTCCTTTGACAGGAAGCATGAACGTAGACTCAACTTTTAGTCTTCAGGGAAATAGTGTGACTGCAGTTATTACATCATATGTAAACTCTACAGCTACCGGTAATGTAATGTATACGTCTAACACGTCCCTTGGTGTGTTTGGTGTAATTAATAGCTTTGTAACTTATCCAGGTAGTTATATCTATGGAATGTCTTCTAACACGTATGCAAACGTCGCAACAATAAGTTCTGGTACTGGAGCTACGTTTAGTGTCGGTAGACTTACTAACGAAGAGACTGTTAGTGTTTCATCAGATCTTTTGCGCGCCAACAATACTGGCAATGTATCGTTCATGAGTATATTGCTTGATGGAAGCAACTCTAATGTATCCTCTAACGGATATGGTTTTGTTAAGTATCCAGCTGGTACAATTACTAATACTACCATACAAAATTTATTAAGAGTTAGCAATAAAACCATTGGAGAGATATCGGTTATAACCGGAATTAACCCAGGTGAGAATTATAATGCCGATCCATATGTTTTAGTTTTTGAACCAGAAATATCCTCTCTCGGGAAACGAGATGTATTTTTAAAAATTAATAATTTAACCGGTTTGTTTATTACGGACGAACTTATAGAAATGTCTAGTAACTCATCCGGACAACAACTGACGGTGTCTTCTTTCTCCGGAACCCATGCTAATGGTGGTGTATCTTCTGCTCCAGAAAGTGGAGAGTATGTATGGCAAAGTAATGGTTCATCAAATACTGCTACCGGTTTTGTATATCAGTTTAATGTAGTTGGAGGAGCCGGTACTATAAAATTGAACAATACTACAGGTACATTTGTTAATACGTATGGCATTAATACTTTAACGACGAATGCAACTGCTACAGTATCTCTAGCCAACGTAGTTACCCTTGTGACCACTACCACTGGTTCTGTGGCCACAAGCAATACATCTCAAATACAGGTGAAACGTTTAAATTTATATAATGAGTTTTATAGTGGATATAGTTTATTAGGAAAATCTTCCGGGGCAACTGCTACTATAATTGGGGTGGGAGAAGCCAGTACAGTAGCGCTTGGGGAAAACGCAAACATTACAGCAAACGTGCAAGTTGCTAATACTGTTGTGGCCACAGTAGATATACTTGATTCAGGTTTTGGGTATGTAGATGATGAGGTTGTTACAATGGTTGGAAATAATAGTAATTTTGTTGTCACAGCTCGTACTTCTCTAATTAATCAAGGTGTATCTGAAGGGTATTTTGATAGTGAGGAAGGATTTTTAGATAGCGCTGATAAAATACACGATGGAGATTATTATCAAGATTATAGTTATGAAGTGCAATCTCGTATTCCATTAGTGAAGTATGGAGAAATATTAAAAACAGTAATGCATACAGCCGGTACAAAATTCTTTAGCAAGGTAATTGTAGATTCCGCTCCGGATTTTGGAGATAGTAATATAATTGAAACTTCAGCTCGCGTTTATGATCTTCAAGTTGCAAATGCAAATGGTAGTTATATAGTTGGGGAAAAAGTATCCACAACTACATCCAATGGCACTTTTGTGAGTCAAGAAGGAATAATTGTTATTGCAAATAATCAACCATATATTGAAAGTAACACCCAAATATCAGCTCCCAGTTTTGCTAGCAATACTAGTAGCGCTACGGTGCGTGCTATAACATCTAATTCTACTCATTCCATTTTATATACGACTGGTATTGAAGGTACCATTGATACTACCGACAACATTCAAGCAATTATTGGCAGAAATTTAATAATTAATAATATACAGCAAGGAAACACCGTTACAGGATCATTTGCAGTTAACGAAACAGTATATCAATCTAATACTATGGGCGGCGTTTCTACAGCTAACGGCACAGTTTTTACAGCTAACAATACTGATGTGCAAATAAGAGTAGTATATGGATCTTGGCAACCAAATACAATTGTTTATGGGGTGACATCTAATGCCTATGCAAATACAGCGTCAATAACTAATGCAAGTAATACATACGTTGCTTTATCCTCTATAAATACATTACGCATATCAAATGTTTCTGGCCTACCGGTAACATCGGCTATATTGACAGGAGCTAATTCAGGAGCATTTGCTAATATTAAATATATTAGTATTACACTAGACACATAACATGGCAAAACAGCTAATAACCGACTATTTCAGACTCAATAACGCAAAACAACTTAGAGAGTCCATAACCGAAAGTGCTAACAACGCTTATTACGTATTTGTTGGAAAGCATACTCCCTATGCTAATGGGGATTCAATTATACCTTCTCCTATAAAAAGCATACAAGAAGTGGATGTGGATTCTTATAGAAATATGATATTTGGAAAGCGAGTATCTGCAAGTGATGTTACAATAATGGTCCCCCGATATAATTGGACTACCAATACTGTGTATACGAGTTATACCAGTACAGCAGATCTTTCTAATACTGCTTTTTATGTGTTAACAAGTGCTGCATCACAATATCATATTTTCAAAGTATTAGATAATAATGAGGGAGCAGCCTCCACCCAAGAACCCCAGTTTGCAGATACATCCGCAGATGATCAATATTACAGTACAAGCGATGGGTATGTTTGGAAGTATATGTATAGTATTTCCAAATCAGAATTTGAAAAATTTGCCACTGCTGATTATATTCCTGTTTTGCCTAACGCTAACGTGGCCGCTAACGCTATTAGTGGAGCCATCGATGTTATAACTATTAATAGCGGAGGATCGAATTATAACTCATCTTTTGCCAACACATTCAATGCCACTAATTTGAGGATTGGTGGCGACACAACAAAATATGGTCTAGCATCTGATGCTAGCTCCAATACAAATTTTTATAATGATAGCTTCTTATACCTATCCTCCGGTACAGGAGTAGGTCAAATACGTAAGATTGTAAGTTATAATGTTATAGGAACGGACAAAGTTGCGACAATCGATAGTGCCTTTGGTATTGCACCGGACGCAACAACTAGCTATGAGATTACTCCTTCTATAACCATCGTCGGAGATGGTAATGGAGCAAAAGCTCGAGCTCTTGTGAACACAGCAGCTAGTAATTCTATCTATAGAGTAGAAATTATTGAGCGCGGAAGCAATTATTCTTTTGGTACTGCTACAGTTGTTGGAAATACGGGGGGTGTATCTAATGCAGCATCTCTTTCTGTAATTGTAGGACCAAGAGGTGGCCATGGAGCTGATGCTGAATATGAATTGGGCGGACGATACTTAGGATTTAGTGTTTCTTTAGCAAATAGTGAATCTAATACTATTCCAACAATTAACGATTTTCGTACAATAGGGTTGTTAAAAGATCCTCTTTTTGCTAATGTAGAGTTTACTCTTAGTTCTGTTGTGGGAATATACCAAGACGAAGAAGTCGTCACTCAAGCAAACACCAACGCGACGGGTGTGGTTACTTTTACTAGTGGATCTACGCTAAGATTATCAAATGTTTCCGGAACATTTGCAACAGGAAGAATTGTAACAGGGGCTTCATCTAATGCTACTGCTAACGTTGCCAGCTTTGAAATAAATGATATTACCAAAAACTTTAATACTTTTGATCAGCGTACAAGATTTGCATATAACACAATAACCGGTACATTTAGTGCCGACGAAGCTGTGTATCAATCAGATGTTGCAACTGGAAACGCTACTTTTCATTCTTCGGATGCTAACTACATCTTTCTAACGGACGAGAGAGGCGTACTAAATGCCGGCAACACAGTAGTAGGCGTTATAAGCTCAGCTATAGCTAATGTGACCTCTAAATTACCCCCAGATCTAATTGTAGGTTCTGGAGAAGTTCTATATATAGAAAATACAGATGCAATTGCACGATCCAACAACCAAACAGAGATCATTAAGATCATCATGAAGTTCTAAGAGGACCTATGCCACTCGAGACCCAACTTTCCGGTAGTCCGTATTTTGACGACTATACCGAAACAAAAGACTTTTATAGTATTTTATTTAAGCCAAGCGTAGCTGTACAAGCTAGGGAGCTTAATCAACTCCAAACAATCCTCCAGAAGCAGATAGAGCGGTTTGGGGATCATGTTTTTAAAAGTGGTACTATTATTAGTGGAGTAAATTTTAGATACTTACCCAATTACCAATATATTAAAATTCTTGACTTACAGGTTGATGGTCAGCCAGCTATACCTGTAGAATATGAACAATTGTTTGTCAGAAATACAGCTAATTTAGTTGCTAGAGTTGTCGAGTCGGTAGATGGATTTCAACAAAAAAATCCTGATTTGCACACTTTATATTTACAGTATGTTAACAGCTCTAATACTGGAAATACATCTACGTTTGCTAATGGTCAAACATTAACAGTCTATAGTGCTAATTATCCTACGTATAATATACTAGTAAATAATGGTGGTTTAAATTTTTCAAATTCAGATGGTCTTGTGTTCGTTAGCGCTCTAAGCGTCAATACATCTTCTGGTTCTTTTTCTAATGGGGAGACAATCACTCAAGCTACTACAGGAGCTCAAGCTACCATCATAGGCGTTAATAATAGCATTATAGTCGACACGCTTGTATTACAAATTAAACCTCTCAATGCAGACTTATCCAACACCTCTGCTAATAGTGCTGAGTGGACATTTACGCCTGGTTACAACATTACCGGAGGATCTTCGGGAGCAGTAGCTAATGTTGTAAGTTTAGTTGGTAGTGGCGCCTCTGGTATTATTACTACAGACTCATTGGGAGTTGTTACTGACACCACTATACAGACGGGAGGCAATAACTACATTATTGCCCCACACGTCACTATTAAGCCAATAAACAACACAGCCTCAATAAGCACTTTAAGTTTAACTGGATTAAATTACAAAGCTCAAATTACAATTGCCAATAATAGTTTTACTGCTCCTGTTGGTAATGGATACGCGTTTGCTACTACAGAAGGAATTATATACCAGAAAGGATATTTCCTTCGCGTCGATCCACAAGTTATTGTAGTTGACAAATACACTAGCTCTCCTAACAACGTCGTTGTAGGATTTAAAACTACAGAAATTACAGCTAACGTATATACAGATGATAGTCTATATGACAATGCTTCCGGAACAACAAACTTTGCTGCCCCAGGCGCAGACCGTTTAAAATTAATACCAGAGCTAGTGACATTAAGTTCCGCCAATGCAGCCGCTAATGTGGAGTTCTTTACTCTAGTGGAGTTCAAAAACGGAGAACCATATAAAGAGAATCGTAATACTGTATATAACACTCTTGGCAAAGAATTTGCTCGCCGTACAAATGAAACCAGTGGGGATTTTGTTGTAGATGAATTTCTAACAATTACAAAAGATCAAGATACAGCCAATATAACTCATAATTCAGTTTTAGTAGATCCGGGTCTTGCTTATATCTCAGGCGAACGTATTCAAACACTAAAGAATACATATCTCGATATTAAGAAATCTACATCTACAGCAACAAAAAACAATCAATTTATAACTGCCAATTATGGTAATTATGTACGCGTTAAAAATTTAGGTGGTGTATTTGGATTTAAGACTGGAGCCACAGTAAGTTTACGTAGTGCTGTTACCAACCTTGTTCAAAACATAACGTTTCCGACAGGCACAAGCATAACCCCAAGCGGATCTGAGATAGGCACAGCTCGAATACGTTCGTTAGTTTATGAATCTGGCGAGCCAGGTACTCCAGATGCTGTGTATCGTTTATATTTATTTGATATTAAGACAAGTATAGGATCCGCCTTTAAAAATGTAAGAGCCTTTTATTATGATGGTACTAATGATGGCATTGCTGACGCAGTTCAAGAATATAATCCATCAACCGCAGCCAATGAAACCATATTAAGGGATACTGATAATAATAACCTACTTTTCACTACCGGATTAAAAGCTGTTAAAGTAGCAAACAGCGTTAGCTTTACATACAGAACAACAAACGAAGCAGCGTCCGTTGCTGCTAACGGTATGTTGACTTTATCGTTAATTTCTGCTGGAGAACAATTTCCCTATACAGCTGATAGCACTTTAACCTCTGAACAAAAAGAAGATATTATTTTAGTACCTTTGGCTAATGCCGCTGCCTCTGCTAATTTGACAGGTACTGTTAATGCTGCTACAACTTCTAATACTTTAGTAGGCACAACTACATCATTTACTGCTGATCTTCAAGTGGGGGATTATATACTACTTGCTCCAAACAACTCTGTATCTGACGTGAGACGTGTGACTGGTATAACAAACTCTACATCATTAGCAATTGATGCTAATGTCAGCTTTGCTAATACGTCCACCAATATTAAAAAGTTTTTTCCTGCGTTTTATCCTATTCCCCTCTCTACAAGATCGGGCCGAGTTGTTAACACAGGACCAGGCAGTACTACATTAAAAATACATACTGGAGTAACCTTAACAGGATCTGTCAGTGCAGCAGTTTCTTATAACGTAAAGCGTACAACTGCTACAGAATCTACTAAAGCTGTAAATAGAAATTCTTATATTAAATTGCACACAAGTAACAATGCCGGAGGATCAAATGGTCCATGGTGTTTAGGATTACCTGATGCAGTTAGATTAAAAAATGTTTATCTTGGAAATACAGCAGGCGATTTAGACGTCACTAAGCATTTTTATGTAGATCAAGGACATGATGGAAATTTTTATGGCCAAGCTTATTTGGTTCAAAAAGGAACATCTTCTTTAACTCTTTCTGGTAGCCAGTGGTTGTTAGTTAAGTTTGATAATTTTACTTCGTCAGCTCCAGGCTTTTTGACAGTATCATCTTATTCAATAAATGACACTTTAACTCTAACAGCTTCGAGTAATACTGTTAATACAATGGAAATACCAGAAGTTATAACTTCTGATAAAAAGTATTTTGATCTTCGCGATACATTTGATTTCCGCCCCTATGTTGCTAATACCGTTGTCATTGCAACATCTGTTGGAAGTGCGCCTGTAAATCCAGCCAACACAGAAGCCTTCGCTTCTAACGATAAATTATTCCCAGCTCCAGATTCAGAAGTATCTTTTGATGCAGAATATTACTTAGCCCGTACTGATAGAATAATTGCTAAGAAAACTGGTTCTTTTGAAGTTATGGAGGGAGCCCCAGTCGTCACTGACCCTGGCCCTCCTCGCAGGCCAGCAGATAGTGTAACACTTGCTATTGTAACGACCAATCCATATCCTTCTTTACCAATGGTATTAAGCAATACCAATGTTACGATTGCAAGTAAGAGCGCTGGTAATGAATCGGGAGAAATAAACACCCGCATTAATTTGTGTGGAGCTAAAGTTACTACCAGCCAATTTGAAGAAAATACTCAATCGCGATCATACAACATGGCTGATATTGGAGTTTTAGAAAAACGTATTAATCAAT